ATGAGTGAAATTACATGGAAATATGTAAAACCATTAAAGAATACAAATGCAATTGAAGCTTTTGAGAAGGAGCATTCTGTTTCTTTCCCATTGGATTTAAGAGAAATCCTTTCCAAGTACAACGGTGGTCGGCCTAGTTTAAAATATTTTGATACAAAAACAGAAAAGGACAAAGAATTTAAAACTCTTTTATCATTCAATAAAGAAGATATAGAGACTATCTACAAACATTATCCGTTGGATTCTTCTGATGATAAGATTGTACCATTCGCTTCAGATCCGGCAGGAAATTATTTTGTTATAAAAGATGGAAAAGTCTGTTTATGGAATCATGAAAATGATTCTACTTTATGCATCGCAAATACTTTTTCAGATTTTTTAGCAAGTTTACATGAATAAATTAGCATTATAAATGTATAATAAGTTTTCATTTTAATTCTCCAAAATGAATAAAGCAGTTATATTTTAGAGTTTTGGAAGTCATAATATGGGATTTTCCGGGAAGAGGCGGTTTTTATCGGGAACATAGTGCAAAACCTTTTCACAGTGTGTGATTTTTCCAGCGTCTTTTTGAGCGGATTTCAACCTTGCACCTTCGGGATGGGCAGCCGTATTTCTTATAGCAGACCAGAATCGAATGCTTCATTTTTTCCAGCCAGAGAGGAATTCATAGAACCCTTTTAGGGACTGCGTGTCCTCAAGAATCGCCGTCATGCCGAGGAGAGCAAGATTGCACCTCTCCCCGGTCGTGAGCGTGAGGAAAGCCTGCGCAATCTCATCCTTTGAAGGCTTCCTGTCCACTGCCTCGAGTGTTTTTCTTTCATTGAGGTTCGACTTTCTTGTCCGGGAGGCTTTTATTCTGCCAAGAAAAACGTTCGCGCAGCGGCGGCTGCAGAGCCGGACAGTTCTTTTTATCTCGGGAACGTCGTTGTGCGGATTTATCGCTATGGAAAAAGAACTGACGGTTTTTCCGCAAATTTTGCATTTTGCCATTCTTTACAGCTCCTTTTCTTTCTGTGTCCTGTAGGCGCAGTTCTCGCAGCCATATTTTTCATAGCACGGAACAGCAGGAAATTCTGCCTGTGGCGCGGAAATAATTCCCGGCGGAATGTCGGCACGAAAGTGCCTGAAGCGGCATTTTTCTTTCTCGGATTTGCTGCCGCTCGTTCCTGCCATACTTTTTTCCTCATTCTGCTCTGAATCTTCGCGCGTGCTTTCATCCTCATAGAAAATTTTTTTTTTGAATTTTCTTGCGTACTGAAGCTCCATCCGCGCGCCTTTTGAGTCCCGCCAGTCCTTCTGCATATATACAGCGTCGCACACGTCAATCATCGCGAAGCAGACGTGCATATAGTCGGAATGCTCAAATCCGCCGTTCGACGCAAGCACAGCCGGAGACATTGTAATGTAGCCCTGCTTTTTGAGCTGGCTCACGCTCTCGTTGAACTTTTTGAAAACTTCGGCTTTCTCAAGACCTGTAACTTTCCCTGCGATGTAGACTTTCAATTTTGACCTCGCTTAAAGAGTGCAGCCGTCTTTTTGGACGGCAGGTGTTTTTTCTTTTTTTGCCGGAAACAGGCTTTAAGAGCTGGTCGCGGTGCTAATCTGCTTTGCAAAGATTCCCGGGTTGACAATCACGGATGCAAGGGCAAGCGTGAAAATGACCGCAGCAAAAACCACAACGGCAATCTTTGGAACTGAGCTTGCGGCGACTGAGACGACACACATCATGAACGATGCAAGAACCACCGCAATCCAAAGCCAGAAGCTAAAAAGGCATTTAGTCCATTTCTTCATTGGTTCACCTCCTTACGCTTTTGCGGCAAGATTTATGAGGCAGGACGGACTTGAACCGCCACAGTCGGCTTACATTACATTGCCATCATGTGCGCTTGGTGACAAACACGACAGCAAAGGCACATTTTGCCGCCGCTTCTCGCGGCATCTGCCCCGATTTCAGAATACGTACATCACGACTACAGGTGGTCGCCGCAATGTCCGCTGGCTGATGAAAGCGTATGATGAAAGTATAAGAAAAGGAAAGCTCTGGTGTAGATTAACCGCTGTTAAAACTTCGGCTTGACTTCCAAGGCGGAGAGCCGTATTATGCAAGTAAAGGTAAGCGAAGGTAGAAGTCAATATAGGAGCGGACATAGGGTCTTCGGACATGCTACATGCAGTGTGGTTCAACTCCCACCGCCTTCGCCTATCTTATTTTTTTTAATTTCAAAATCGCATTGAATTCATCTATACCTTGATTATCTTCTGTTGCAAGCCTTAAATAAAACATTGTGTCAACTTTTGGAAGCCTCAAATATCGTTCTGTGGTCAGAACATCAACAGCAATTTTGATGTATTCTGAATCAGAGAGTTTTTTCAGAAAAAGCAGATTTTTCTTCTTGTCTCTGTTGTCCCAGTAAACATTCGCGTCTGCTATATAATCCATCAGATTTTTCCAATCCTGTTCCGTCGGTGCATTCCCTGCTTTTGCATGCCTGACAAGGTACTTGTCGCCGGTTACCAGCCGCTGCTCAAGGACAATGATGTTCCGTCCGCCTGCATCTATTCCTTCCGCTTTCAGGAAGTCTGTGAGCTTTTTGTCCAGAAAGCCGACAGGTGTAGTGTTCTTGTTGTTCACCATTCCGGCAGCCTTGTTTTTATATGCCTGTTCTACGAAGCTGGAAAGCTGGTCTCTGTAAATCGTGGAGTTCTGTAATGTCCTGATTACGGAATCGACGGCTTCGGGCATTTCGTTTTGCGCTTTTTTTATGCACTCCTGCAGGACTGGTATTGTTCGTCCTGTCTGCCCCTGATTCCAGTTGAATCCGGGAGTTATTCCCTGCGGAATGCGCTCAAGAGTCCCTTTCCGCTCGTTGAAGAAATTCCTGTAATTCGGTTTCGGTGATTCCGTCTGGACTGGAACGCGCACAGTTTTCCGCGTGCCGGAGTCGTAAGCCGGAACTCCGTCGCGCTCGTACTTCTGCTTTCTCGTTTCTGTAACGGCGACGGTGTAGCACTTGCAGCCGTATCCGTTGGGTGGAAAAATACTGTTCCAAATCGGGTCGTCTTTCGGGCGGATAAGGTTGTTCCATCGCACGTGCTGCTCCCGGTGGTGGATGCTTGCACCGATTCTGTACATGAGGTACGGATGCAGGTCGCTTTCCATCGTGCGGTCGTACTGTCCTTTTTGGTACGCGCTGCGGAGGTTCGTGCTGTAGATTGTCTTCAGGCGGCGGTCGCTTCCGAGCTGTGCGGCTATGGTCTCGCCTGTGAGTGGGTCGGTCATATCCTTCTTTCCCCACCAGCATTTCTGCATGAGCGTGGGTTTCAGCTCCTTTTTGAACTGCTCGAAAGTCGTGCCTTTTTCAATCGCCTTTTCGACAGCTCCTTTTATGTCGGAGAGGATGTCAAGCTGCATTGCCTTTGCGACCGTGAAAGCCGTGGCGTGTTCCTCGTTCCACACATCCTTGTAGCTGAACGCAGGGCGGAGCTTTTTGTTTTTGATGTATTCAAGTGCCTGTTTCGGAATGAGTTTGTCTGCCATTTTTTTACCCTGCAAAATTGCTGTCGCCTTTGGCACGAGCTGAGAAAAACGCTATCGCCATAAGGTCTGCGATTTTGTCTGCGCTCCATTCTGACGAAAGCTGCAAAAGCTCCGCCTTGAAGCTGTCGAAGTCGGTTGATTTGTCCGCTGCCTTTTCCAGTACTTCCGCTATTTCGTCGCTGATTGGCACAAGGTCGCCTGAATAATCGGCTTCGATGTCGGAAACAAAGCTCGAATCAGATTGACTGCCAGCAGATGCGGCATTGAGTTCCGTGTTTGAGTTCAAATCTGATTCTCCATCAGGTGCTGAAACAGGCATTCTGCCGCCGATAATCTCGTCCTTCTCCTCCGGCTTTGAAAGTCCGAGCATGCTTCTGATTTCGTCTGCCTTGACCGTCAGACCGTGAGGAGCGAGCTTTTCTATTGCGTTCACAACCTGCTCGACATTCTGCTCGTCCGGCTTGTAGAGCACGATTTCAGGATAGCGTTCCTGCTCTCCAAAATTGAAGTTGATGTACGGAACTACAAGACATGAATTGAGCGTATCGGCAACCGCGAGAGCATCCGCAGCCGCTATGTCCTGCCGGACTTCCTCGTGGACTTCGCCCTGTGCACGGCTTGAACCGTCGTCGGTGGTCATCGTCTGACCTAGTACGAGCTTTGAAATCTGCTTGTCTATCCAAGTCGCCATTTTCTGATAGGCTTCGCTGTTCTCGCTTGAAGTCTTGGACTCGATGATTTCGATTGCTGCGCCCTCTGGGATGACCGCTCCGAAGTCCGCGCCGATTGAGGCGACAGCCCGGCGCAGCGTTGCGATGTCGTCCTTGGTCGCCTTGCGGCTGTATTTTCCCAGCCGGATTGGAAATCCGTAGCGGTCGATGAAAGCCGCCCAGCTTGTCACGTCGTAGCTTTTGAGCATGAAGTAGAACAGCGCCGGAAGAGCCAGCCCTCCGGCAATCTGCGTTCCGCTGATTAGGTGCGGCTCGTGGATTATGAACTTGTTTTGTAAAAGCGGATGCAGCTCGCTTGTCAGCTCGTCTCGGAGCATGAGAGTCTGCCCGGTCTCCTTGTCGTACTGAAACCAGCGCGGGTCTTTCCAAGCGTATTTTCTAGGCTTCCAAAGTTTTCCTGTGGTGCTCCACTCAATCTCGCAGACAGAGAAGCCTTTTGCCAAGGCGTCGAGCATATCGCGCAGAAGCGGAATGAACCTTGCGGAGCGGTTCTTTACAATGTCGTTCTCTATCGCCTGCGCCATTTCAATGTCGTGCCTGTCGTCGCTCGCTGGCTCGACGCGGATTTCGAGTCCGCACACAGCGTCCTTCCGTGTGGAGAGAACAGAGCGGTAGTGCAGGTCCCTCATCTCCATGTCCTGCGCAAGCTCCAGATATTCCGCAGGACACTCTCCGCTCCTCACATCGCGGAGTATTGAGGCGAGCTTTTCAGGCGACAGTCTGTTGAGCAAAGAGAAATCAGCCCACGGAGTTCTGTTCGTGTACGGAACAGCGAAAGCCTGCTCTGCTCCAAACTGATTCTTTCCATTCTTTTCGTTTTTGTCATTTTCTTTTCCGTCTACCATTCGTCGTCCTCTTTTTTGAATCTGAATCTGTTCGATGTCCCGACCGCCTCGTATGTCATCTTCTGGTAAGCCGCGCCCTCAAGCTCGTTGTGCGCAAAGAGAGACATCGCCTTTGCGATGCAGCCGTCGCCGTGCCTCTTGCTTCTTTTTGTTCCAGTCCTGTCCGTTATGAGCGGAACTCCCTGCACCAAGCAGACGACCTTGTAGTCGTCTTTCAGGAACAGGTCGTCTGGAATGTTTGTCTTTCCGTCCTCAAAGGCAGTTTTCAGTTTTGGCATATTCTCCGCGTACCAGCCTCTTGTTAGCATGACCTGAAGAATCGAGCCGGGATATTCCTGCGCCATCATCTCGGCAATCATCTGTCCGTTTCCACGAGAGTCGAAAGCCGCTCCGCTGAAGTTCTTGAGCGTTTCACAGCACAGCATTATGAGCTGGAGCTGCTGCGCGAACGGAACATTGCGCAGCTCTATTACGCACAGCGTGTCCGTGCCTCCGTCCGAAAGCTCCGTGTCGAAGTGAAGAACGGTAAGGTCTCCGCTTCTCGCGAAGTCCTCGCCGAAACAGACCGGCAAGTCCGTTGCTTGCAGAACAGGTCTGACTTCCCTGAACCATTTTCTGCATTCCTTTTCACGCCGCTCTCTTCTCTCAAATGTGAACGAGTCGTCCGCTCCGAAGCGGAACACAGGCTTGTCCTTGACGGCGCAGGAAGCCACCAGCGCAGCAGAAAAATAACGCTCTCCGCTCCTTGCAGGTATGCAGTAAAGCTCTTCTTCCGCGGCGTCGCCGTAGTCCCTCTCAAGCTGCGAGAGCCACTGGCTTTCTTTCTCTTCCGTCCACTCCCTGTCCTTGACCTCGCATATCCGCTTGTAAAGTCCGTCAGAAAGAGCGTCCGTAATCGTGGTGTGATGAAGGGAATAGTCCTTGCCGCCTGAATGAATCTGCTGGATTAGGATGTTGAAGGGATTGTCGTCGCCGTTATGGGTGGAGAGAATTGAAACCGAGCCGCCCCACATCAGGAGAGCCATCGCAGCCTTGAGTAGCTCCGGCAAATCGTCAACGAAAGCCGCCTCGTCAATGACTACATGCCCCTGCTTTGAGCGGAGCGAGCGTGGAACGCTGGGCAATCCCCAAATCTCAAAGCCCGAATCAAAGCGGATTCTGTAGACCATTATGTCCTTGTCCTCGTCGCTGACAACGACTTCCTCCATATCGGAGCAGGCGATTCCGAGAATGTGCGTCCAGAACGCGCAGTCGTTTATGAACTGCTGTGTCATTTCCTTTGAGTACGAGAGATAGTAGCAGCTCATTCCTCCAGCCGGCTTTGACATCATGGCAATGAGAACGCAGTTCAACGCCTCGACATAGGAAGCTCCGATGCGCCGGGATTTTTCCCACACTTTCACGAGAGACTTGTCGAGAATCCATAGTTTCTGATACGGCAGGAGAACTGCCTTGCCCATTGCTTCCTGTATTGTCATTTTTCCGTAATGCTGAAAATCTCAGCAAGGATTGCTTCTTTTGTTTCCGCCGTCACGCCTTTCTGCCTGCATACCGTCTCGACCTTTTCCGCGGCTTCTTTCTGGACAGCCGCCTTGATTTCCGACTCGCGCTGCGCGTTGAGCTTTTCCGCCTGCTCAAGCTCCTTTATTGCCCTTGAAACCTTGTAGATTATGTCCGCCAGATTTTCCGGCTTTATCTCTCCGTCTGAATCCTTTAGCTCCTCAAGCTCGGTTGTCAGGTCGAACACCATAAGCTTGATGTATTCGTTCACGACCTTGCCGAGCTTATTCCTGTTTTCTGTTCCGTATTTTTCGATGTACGCGTCCGCGACCTCCCGGGCTTCCCTTGTCTTGGCGGCGAACTTGTCCATGCGGAGCTTGTAGCGGTTCACGCTGCTCCTTGACACCACATTCTCGCCAGCCTCTGCGTTTATCAGCCCGACGATTTCTTTCTGTGTTACGGCAGGATTCTGCAGAAGCTCAATCAGCTTTGAGCGGAGTTTTTCGGGAAGCCTGTCTATGCTGGATTTCTGTCCCATAGCCTAGTCCTCCACAGGCAGGTCTACGCCGTCTTCCCGGGCGAAGCCTAGAGCCACTTCCTGTCCGTGCTTTGTGAGCTTCATTGTGAGGAGCGACTCGTCAAGCCGCTCGATTGTCACAAGTCCGCGTTGTTCAAGCCACAGGCAGGCTGCGTTCACTTTTTCGAGCGGAAGCGTGTGTCCGTAGACGCGCAGAAGCCTCTGCGCCATTTCATTTGATAGGGTTATGTTCTTCTCGATTCCCTGCAGAATTATAATCCGCTGGTTTCCGATAAAAATGTCTTTCACTTGCTAGCTCCTCGGCGTGTTGTTGATAAACCAGCCCTGAATCTGCTTCAGGATGTTGTTCATTCCCTTCATCTCGCCCTCGATGTTTGAGAGCCTCTGTCCTAGATTGAGGCTCACATCTCTCTGCAGGTCAGAGACAGTTTTTTCAAGGGCGACAATCCGCCTCTCAAGTTTTTCCGACTTTGCGATTGAGCCTTCGCGCACTTCGTCAATTTCAGTCCGCGCGCTGCTCTGGGCTTCCTTTATCTTCTCGTCCGCCTGCTGCTGGATGGACTTGATTCTTTCCTCCATCTTTTTGCTGTAGGCTTTCCAGATGCCCATGAAGAATCCGCTGACAGCGATAAAGCTTCCTATGCAGGTCAGGACGAATTTTGCTATTTCCATATTTGCTCCGTTTAGAGAATGTTACTGGAAAAAAAGAACGCCTGCGGTTTAACAGGCGTTAATAAAACTGGAGCTGTCAGTTCTGAATCCGTATCGTGAAACCGAATCCGCTTCCGGCAAGGAATCCTGCTCCAAGGCCGCCGAAAGCGTACAGCCATTTTTCCTTTTTGAGACGCGCTATTTCCGTCTCATGCTGCAAAGATTTTATCCGCCAGTATTCCGCGTCGGGAGCGGAAGCGAGCAATCCCTGCTTGTAGCCCTCGTTGAAGGCTTCATCGATTGCTTGCTCCGCCTCCTGCTCTGCAATCTGAATCATCGCCAGAACCTGAGAGCCTGTGTAGTTCCTCGTCAAGTCTATTCCGTATCCGTTCCCGGAGGGTGCGTTTGATTCTGTCCTTTTCTGCGCGGAGCTCGTCTGCGTTGCCAGCAGCAGAGACAAGAGAGCCGGCAGGAGTGCCTTCAATCTCATTCTTCTTTTCCTCTTTTGCCTTTTCAGCCTCGTCGGATTTTTCTTTTTCAGGTTTTCTGAGAAGCAGCGCGCCGGTCAGAATTCCGAGCGCAAGCAGTCCGATGAGCGCGAGTGCTGATTTAATCTTTTGAGCTGCTTTCATCCATCCCCAGCCATGTCCTGATTTTCCGGTAGATTGCCTCGTAGCCGAATACGCTCACGGCGAAAATCACAGCCCAGTAGAAAGGCGTCTGCCGCCAAGTGAAGAACTCGCCGAAGGCAAGAAGAGCGGATTCAAGCAGGCTCAGCGCGGCTGGAATGTAAATCCTGTAGCCCTTGAGCCTGTCTTTTCTGTCAGCCTTCTTGATGATTTCAGTGAGAATCACAGTCAGCATTATTGCCGCAATGACCGCCGCAGGAAGCAGCCTTGATATGTCCATGCTCATGCGTTGCCTCCGTGAAAGTCTTCTATGACCTCGCCCTCGACTTCATCTCCAGCCTTTACGCCCTCTCTTTTGAGGACTGCGTTCAGCTCTGCGAGGTCTTTTGATGAGAGGATGAAGCAGCCTGCTGACCAGGCGTAGTTCGTGTCCCGTCCTAGCTTGAAGCTGTGCCTGTCGTGGATTAGCCACCGTCCGTTCTGGAAGCACTGCGCAGAAATCTGCATAGCGTTCCTGTCGATAGCCTGTCCGTCAAGGTCTGTTGTGCTTGTGATTGCGTGGATTTCGCCGTGGAACTTCCTGGGCTCAACGAAGCAGCGGACTGTGAATTTTCCCTCGGCGACTGTGTCACCGTGCGGAAGCCTGTCGCCCGGCTTCATGTCTCCGAAGCAGTAGTTTGCGACTGTCTGCGCGCGGCACTGGAACAGAAGCTCCTGACCGTCCAGAAGAGCGAGCAGGTCTAGGCTGTTGTTCTTCCAGTTGTTCTCAAAGCTGTCGGGCTTGCCCGGGTCTGCCCTGAAATTGTAGCTCTGGCGGTTTCGCCGTATCTCAAATTTTAGCATTGTTCACCTCTTCCTTCGAGGCTATCAGGAAAAGGCTTTGCGGATGGCTTAACGGAGGTTAAAAGATTCGGAATTTCTGGAAAAAATATTTAATAGTTTTTTTGAATAAAAGCATTGACAAAATAATCAAATAAAAGTATATTGAAAACATCAGGAGCGTTGCTCCGTAGTTCATCTTTATTAAAGGGAGTATGCGATGACTGAACGGATAAAAAAAGCCTTGAAGACTGTGGTTGTGGAAGTCTACAAGGCATTCGTTCAAATCCTTATAGGTGTAGCTCTGCTGGTAATCAGCAAGTACATCTAACGGGTGCGAGGCTGGGCTGGTGTGACGACCGCTCAGCCTTTAGTAAAAAGCATACTACCTAGGGGCGGATATGTCAATCAAGCTGAAGGCATTCTTGAGAATCACATTGGAGTCGGTTTTCCGTGGAATCATCATGGGAATTGTTGTCGTCATTATTTCTAGAATTTGGGGGTAGCCATGCCGAGAGGCGGAAGAAGAGAAGGTGCTGGACGTCCTGCTGGAAGCCTAGGCGCACGCAAGGAAAATGCCCTTTCCGTGCAGGTTGCCGTCCGGCTTACAGAGAGCGAGAAGAAGCGGCTTGAGGAGCTTGCGGCACAAAGCGGTCTTACAGTAAGCAGGTACATTCATAAGGTCTTGGCTGAGCGTTTTTAGCCGCTGCTAATACATTCTTGATTTCTCCCTGTGATAGCATATTTATCTGGTCATGTTAAATGCTATATGGGCTTGTGAGAACGCTTTTCTCTCACAAGCCATTTTTATTGATATTATTCTTTTCTGAAAGAATGCAAAACAGCTGAAATTATTTTGTTGTTTTTTTCAGTCGTTGTTATTGTCATTTCGACAGGTTTGCCCTCAACTGCATTTTTAAGCCAGTTATAATCATTTGCTGAAATAAAATCAGCAAGAATGTTTATATGAGCAATTATCAATCCTGAATTCTCTTGTTTAGCATCAATGTAGACATTATTATTTTCACGGTATATTGCACTTATGTTGAACTGTCCGCTATAGACATTTTCTTCTAGCTCGTATTTCTTTCTTTCAATTCTCGTAAGCTCAGCAATGTCGGCTTTTGTTACAGTATTCCCATTGATTTCCAGATTTTCTATATCATCATCTTTTAAGGCTGAATAGACAGCAACCGCGGAATTGTAAACATTATTTTGCATTTCAAGTATGATTCGCTTGTCTTCAAGAGCTAACTGTGTGGCAGCGTCTTGTGAAGCTTTAATGTTGTTAAGCATCTCGACAGTTGCCTCATGCTCGATATGCGCAGTTTCAATCTCTTTTTTATAATCAATGTACTTTGTGCCTAGTGCCCAGCCTGCTGTAAGAACACCTGCTATAGCAACAGCCGCAAGTTTATGTTTGGATTCCATACCAATAACCATATTCCCCAAAGATTTTACAAGATCTACAAGCGTATCTGTAGAGCCTTCCGATACGATAACGGTAAATTCCAGCATTTTTCTCTCTTCTGCTGTTAGCCGCTTTATGCACCCATAATGCAGAAGGGAATACTGTCGATAAATCATATCCTGCAAAGACAAAAAACCTTTCATAATTGAAGGTGTCAGCGTGGAATTAAAGCCTTCGCCTTTGATATGTATCCTGAGCCTTGCATATTCAGGGGCAAATGATATATTAACCTCCGTTAAATCTTCTGTTGTTGCTGCCTTGAAGAAATCGGCGACCAGTTTTGGATTGCTGATGGTTAGTTCTTTTTTTGCCATAATTTATTACCTTCCTTTGAAATTATCTCCTAGTACGGATTTCTGTGAAGCCAACTGACAACTTTGCCATGTATACGCAAAAGCTGTTCGGCTTGTTCATAAGTGATTATTTCAGGATTCGGATAACGTTTTGCATTCTCTGAACTAATGACAATTTTTCGCTCTATCGGTCTATATTCAAGATGCTTTACCCGGACATCAGTTCCAATGCTTATAACATATACTCCGTCGCCTTCAATTTGTGTTCGGTCAAAAATAGCAAAATCACCATTGAACAAATTCATATCTGTCATGCTGTCACCAACGACCCGGACAATTCCACAGTTGCGTGGGTTTGCTCCGCCGAGCATTTCCAGCACAATCGGGATATATTTATCGATTTCTTGAAGCTGAGTTTCGGGCTGTCCTCTTCCTGCCGCCGCCGTCTGTGTGAAAACTGGAAGAAGTACGAGTGCATCAAAATCAGTCTCTTTTGCAGCAAGTGTTACGGCTGTTCCGTGTCTTAAACGGAAAATGTCGAAAGCCTGAGAAGGTACAAGTTCATTTTCTTTTTGTTGACTAGCTAATTCCCGCAAGGCTTCTCCAGCCGCTCCAGTCGTTTTTTCTCCGCCTTGATACGAGCCTGTTGTTAAGTCCGCATACGGGTAGCCCATTTGTGCAAGTTTTACAAGTATTTGAATAGGTGGTTTTGCCTTGCCGATTTCATAACTTGCCCAAGTGGTTTGTGGTATTCCTAATTCTTTTGCTAATTTTGTTTGACTTAACCCTAAAGATTTTCGTGTTTTTAGCAAATATTTCGTTAATTCTTGCAAATTTTACCTCTGTTAGCAATATGTTCGCTTGACTTTAACGAAAATCTTGCTATACTTTAATTATCGGCAATAAATAATGATTTATTAACCGGCTAAAAAAAAAGCCGAAAGAAAAGGCTCTGCAAAACTGATTCTTTCGGCATAAAACACAGCGCAAGGAAAATCCTTGCAAGGAGTATTTATGGATTATACCACAAGAAGCCCTTGTCTGCAAAGATTGGACGCGGACAAAGGAAAATGGGTCAATTACCAAATCAGGCTTCGTGGACTTACGCAGACAGACATCGCAGTCCGCGCAGGCTGTTCTCAGTCGCAAGTCTCAAATGTACTGGCTGGTCGCACTTCCTCATCAAAAGTCTATGACGTGCTTTGCGGCATTCTGGGATTAACAACTGTCGGCGAGCTGCTGATAGTTTCCAGAAGGAGCGCAGCATGAAAAAAAGCGACCTAATCAGAGCCACTGATTCTTTCAAGGCGTTTGACAGTTTCAACAACCTGTTTTGCAATTCATGGCTAGTAGGCATTCTTGCAGCCTCAAAAGCCTTATATCACCGTATTACCATCGGCGATGCTATTGAGCTGTTCGGAAAAAATGCAGGTGTTGCCATTGATTTGCTTGCAGCATTCAGCAACATGGCTGACACATACGGCATCAAAGATATAGGACTTTTTGTCATCGTAGAAAACAACTTAGGCAGAAGCAACAAGAGGCGCGGCATGAAAAAATCAGACAAGGAGCTGTACAGAAAATGAAGTGGGACTTTTCAAACCCGATGTTTCCGAAGCCTGCGGCTGAAAAACGCCGCAGCCTTTCAAGGTGGCAAGCAGACCTTGAGCGGACAAGAATCCAGTTCGGGATGCTGCTCCACAACACGCCAAGAACAAACGTGAGATGCCTTGAGTGGAGCGGACATAACGCCTGCGTGTACATTGTCTTCAACAACGGATACAGACGTGCTGTCAGGATTGAAGGCGATTCGCCAGCAGCCTTTATGAAGGATATTTTGAACAAGATTTTTTAAGGAGAACAAACTATGGCAAAAGAAATAAAAGAACAGTTTTTGGAAGATGCGCAGGGGCGGCTTGTTCCCATAGCGGCAGTAAAGCCGATAGACCTCAAGCGGCACGAGGCGGTCACCTCAATCATGGTTGACACATTCAAGGAGCGCGACAGGCTCGTCGAGTTCAAGAAGTCAATCTGGCTACGTGTGCAGGACTTCCTCGCGGAATCGGCAAAGGACAGCGGCGCAAGAAAGTTCGGCGGAACTAAGGGAAATGTGACGCTCACGAGCTTCGACGGCAGGTTCAAGGTGATGGTCGCCGTGAACGACACAATCCAGTTCAACGAGAAGCTTCAGGTCGCAAAGCAGCTGATTGACAAGTGCATCGCAAGCTGGAGCGAGGGCGCAAACGAGAACCTGCGGGCAATCGTTGACGACGCATTCAATGTCGGAAAGAGCGGACTTGTAAGCACAAGCAGAGTGCTGGGACTCCGCCGCCTGAACATCAAGGACACCACATGGAAAAAAGCGATGGACGCTATCACGGAATCAATGCAGGTTGCAAGTTCAAAGACATACATGAGGTTCTACGAGCGTCAGGAAGACGGAAGCTACAGGCAGATTCCGCTTGATGTCGCAAACTTGTAGAAAGGAGAAGCGCATGATGGGAGCAATCTACAGGACAGGACTCAGAATCAAGAATTTCGGCGAGAGGCACCGCATAGCTTTTCTTGCAAGGCTCGGAATTCAAATCATGGACAAAGCCATAAGCATGGGAGGCAAAAGATGAGCGGTGAAAAACTGAATTCGCAGGAAAGAATAATCGCGGAAATATTCGCCATGTGCGACAACCACATAGCCGGAATGACAAACAAGGAGCTTGCAGAAAAGGTGGAGACAACAGCGACAAATGTATGCCGCGACCTTGCCATTTTCGAGAAATTCGGTTTGGCAGACCGGGACACGAAAGGACGCTGGCGGCTGTCGCCTAAGTTCGGCGGCTTTGCAGGGCAGATTGCTAAGAGCTATCAGAAAGCAAGGCTTCTTCTTTCTGAGGAAGAGTCAAGGTATATGTCCGCGATGCAGTAAGAAAATCAAAAGCGCAGACATCTGCGTTTTTTTAAGAGCGAGGTAATTTTATGGGCAGAAAACCACTGTCAGACATATCAGACGAAAACACTGAATCAATGGAGCTAGTCGCACAGTCCGTTGAAGCAAAGGCTTCCAGAAAGCAGGAGATAAACACACGCTTTCTTGAGGAAGGCGAAACATACAATCTCATGGTCTGCCTTGAGAAAGCGAAGATGTACCAGGAGCAGATGGCAAGCGGAATGCTCGGGCTTGGCGCGCAACTTCTTTTACTCAAGGCAAATGAAGCTCATGGAAACTTTTTAGCGGCAATCGAAGAGCTTGGACTTGCAGAAAGGTCTGCTCGCTATGCAATGGAAGCCGCTTTAAAGTTTGGAAATCGGCAGACGTCTGCCGATTTGAATATTCTCGGAAAAGAAAAAATCAGAGCCTTGACAGTTCTTGATGATGACGACGCACAAGACCTTGTAAATGGAGATGAAGTTGACGGACTTGGAGACATTGACGATGTTGCGAAAATGACAGTCCGCGAGCTGAAAAAGGCTCTCCGCGAGCTCCGCAATGAGCGCACAAAAACACAGAATGAACACGAAAAGCAGCTTGAGGCTGTCGAGGAAGTAGTCCGCAGAAAAGAAGGCAAAATCAGCGAGCTTGAGATGGAGCTTGCTGGCAGACAGCCGCCGACAAAAGAACAGCTGGCACAGACAGCCCTTGACGGTTTGAAAGCTCCGATTATGCGCGAGCTTGCCGCCGCAAACGAAGCTCTTAGGTCTTGCAGACAGATTGTGGCACAGGCTCAGAAAATCGAGGGCGTGAATGTAGACCAGCTCACAGCATTTTCCGAACAGTGCAACGACCTGTTTCAGCTCCTTGACGACAGCTATCAGGACTTCTGTCAGGACATGGAATATATCCGTCCGACAAAGCAGGAGGCATAGCCGTGTACGAGGATTTTGTTCTGCAAATGCAAACGGCAAAAACTGCAAAAGAACGCAGCTCTATAATTGCCGAAATGTGCCGACTGTTTGGTTTCTGCGAAGTCAGCGCGTATCGCGCTCTACGCAGAAACGGCTGGAAAAGCGACCGCAGAAAACGGAGCGACGCAGGGGCTTCAAGTATCAACGAAAAGGACTTGAGTACTGTTGCCGCACTCCTGCAGAACTCTGTCCGCAAGAACGGAAAGAAAACAATGAGCATAGAGAACGCGAGGAGCATAATGCTCCAGAACGGCTTTGACATTCCGATTTCATCAAGGCAGCTGGGAGGACTTCTAAAGGCACGCACGCTGTCAACGGAAACAACGTCAAAGCCAAGCCCCCACCAGAGAATGAGAAGCGAGTATCCTAACCAAGTCCATTTTGCAGACCCTTCGGTCGCGCTGATGTACTTCGCACCGAACGGCAAGCAGAAGTTCCTGAGGGACGACGAGGTCTACAAGAACAAGCCGTTCCTTGAAGGCAGGGAGAACCTTAAGTGCTGGAGGTATGTCCTGACCGACCACTACTCAGGCACAATCTGCGTCCACTACTATGCGGCGGCAGGAGAGAACTCGGCAAATATGTACGACTTTCTGCTGTACGCCTGGGGAAAGAAAAAAGACCCGCTCTACAACTTCCACGGACTGCCGGAGCTTCTAGTCTGGGACTGCGGCTCCGCGAACATCTCGAAGCCTGTGACGAACGCGCTGAAAGCCCTGCGCGTGGAGACAAAGCCACACCTGCCGGGCAACCCGAGGGCGAAAGGACAGGTCGAGAACGCGAACAACATCGTGGAGTGCCAGTTCGAGAGCCTTCTTCATCTTGAAAAAGTGAATTCCATGGAAGAGCTGAACGACGCGGCGGAAAGGTGGTGCGCGGCATTCAACGCAAACAAGCTGGAGCACAGGGACACAAGAATCACTCGGGCAGGTCGTAAAATCGGCTCACGCACAATGATTTGGAACTGGATAGAAGAAGAGCAGCTGAGGGAGCTTCCCGATGAAGAGATATGCCGTCAAATTTTTACGACCGGCATACAGCCGAGAACCGTAGGCGGCGACCTTGCAATCAGTTTCGTACATCCCAAGAACAAGACTGCTACACGCTACAGCCTTTCTGCCCTGCCTGACATCATGGTGGGAATGACCGTAAATGTCCAGCCGATTCTTGTGAGCAAAGAGGCTCTGGCACTCGTAAGCTACCAAGACCGCGCGGGCGAGATTGTGAGCTTCGAGGTCAAGCCGATTGAATACGACAGAGTGGGCTTTGATATTGCGGCTCCAGTATTCGGACAAGAATACAAAAGCCAGCCCGATACGCTCATTGAGAAGAACACAAAGGCACTTGCGGAAATCGCCGCAAGCGATGACAAGACGGAAGTTCCGTTTGCAAAGGTTACAGACGGACAGGGCTTCAAAACCCACAGTCTCATCCATACCCAGGCAGACCCGTTCTTCAGGACACAGACAGGAAAGCAGGTCGAGGTCGCCGCAGGAACAGTGGAAGTCCACGACATACTCATCACGCCTGTTGAGATGGCAAAAAGGTTCAAAGCAAGAACAGGCTTCATACCAGAAGGGTTCATCGCAGGCTTGAAAAAAGAATTTCCTGAAGGAGTTCCGTCGCAGCTTGTCGATGATTTGGTTTCAGAATACACGGACGGCTCAAACGCCGTCAGGCTGGCGTAACGCCAAGAGGAGAATGCTATGCTGACGATGAAAGCGTATAAAAAATTCGGTCTTTTCCAAGACCCATTCAGCGGAGATGTGACAAAGGCGGACGATGTCTACCTTACAGACGAGACCCGGTTCATAGCGGAGTTTCTTTACCAGACTGCAAAGGTTGGAGGAATGGTCGCCCTGCTCGGAGAGTCGGGAAGCGGAAAGACGACAATCCGCCGCTACGCAATGGACAGGATTCAAAGCGAGGGGCAGAAAATAAAAATCATATCGCCGCGCTCAATCGACAAGGGACGGCTCACAACAAGCGCAATCTGCGACGCGATTATACAGGACTGCTCTGCGGAAAAACCGAGAAGGACGCTAGAGGCTAAGTCAAGACAGGTCGAGAGGATTCTCACCAACAGCTCACGCGCAGGCTACAACCATGTGCTTATGATTGAGGAGGCGCACGACCTGAGCATTCCGACCCTGAAATACCTTAAGCGGTTCTGGGAGCTTGAGGACGGATTCAAGAAGCTGCTCGCGATTGTCCTTATCGGGCAGACGGAAATGAAGGCTAAGCTCGACGAGTCGCAGAACTGGGAAGCCCGGGAGGTCATCCGGCGCATTGAAGTCCTTGAGCTGAAGCCTCTGGGAACAGGAAAGGAAATCGCGGACTACCTTGACATCAAGTTCAAGAGGCTCGGAAAGGAGCGCGGAAAAATAATCACGGACGACGGCTGCGAGGCTCTGGCTGAAAAGCTCAGGAAATCCACAAGGCGCGGAATTGTGTACAGCGTGGCTTATCCGCTCCTGATAAACAACTGGGTACGTCGGGCTATGAACCAGGCGGCGGAGCTTGGGGCGGAAGCTGTGGACGCTGACGTGGTCAATTCTTTATAGGAGGCAATCCAATGGGTGGAAGGAAGATTCTGATTACTGTCACGGACGGACAGTACAAGGCTCTTGAGCAGGAAGCGGAAGCCAGAGGACTGTGCAAGGTCTCGACGCTCGCAAGAAGCGAGGTGGTGAAAGCCGTGCAGAACAGGCTTAAGCCTGATGGAAACAGGAAATCAATATTCGTGACTGTCAGCAACTACAGCGAGCTTGCGGACTACGTGGACTGCAAGAAGTTCGGCGGAATCGAAAGCTTCGCCACATTCGCGATGGCGCAGTACATGGCGAAATATCCTGCAAAAGCCGCGAAAAAGACTGAATCGGAAAATTAGCCGACATTGCCCCTGCCGTCGCAAGGGCTGTACAGCCCGACGCGCCACAGGGGCGGAAAATGTCATGCCTGGAGTTGAAATGAAGAGCAAAACAGAGCGTTCAAAAATCATCCAGCTTATCCACATTGCAAAGTCGCAAATCGGACTTTCTGATGAAGACTACAGAGCCGTTCTGGAAAGCACGACCAAAAAGACAAGCTGCTCCGATATGTCGCTTTTCGAGCTGGACAAGACACTGGAAGCAATGAAGAGGCTCGGCTTCAAGGTCAAGAAGCTGGAGACAAAAGAAGACGAGCTTGGCTGGGACGCGAGCAGGGAGCAGATGGACTACATCAAGGGAATGTGGGAACTGGTAGCACGGAACAAGTCCGACAAGGCTTTGTACAGCTTCATAAGACGGATAACAGGAGCTGCGCATCCGCGCTTTATGACAGCAAGGAACTCGCAGAAAGTGATAACCGCTCTCAGAAAAATGATGGCGGACGCCGGACTGAACCCGGACAGGAAGGAGACGGAATGACAGAACTGAACCTCGCGGCGGAAATGGTTTCCAGCTGCTCTCTTAGGCTCGGCAGGGGCGAGCATAAAACAGCGGTCAAGGGAATCCGCGCAATCTGCCAGTATTTCGGCGGACAGATGGTTTTTCTTCCCAAGTTCAAAAAGGAAAAATCAGAGACGGCGGAAGAAATCAGGGGAGTCCTTGCAGACGCTGTCGGCGACGGAGCTGCAGAGACAATGCTCGATGTCCTCATGTCGCAGTTCGGAGGAGTCCCGCTTTATATTCCCAAAGAAAACAGAGCGTTCCGCGACGAGCTGGCGAAGGAAATCCGGGAAAAATACGACGGAACAAAAGAAATGCGCGGAGAGTTGTGCAGGATATACAACATGAGCTTCTCCCAGATTTACCGGCTGTACCACAGGGCAATCGAGATGGAGCACGAGCAGAAGCAACCCTCCCTGTTCAGCGATTTTTAACGGCAGTTACACCATTGCGGATAAAAAAATGATATAGGCTTTCAGTATGAAAACTACTGAGAGCCTTTTTTTATGCCTTAACACAGAAAGCGGAGTTCCCGGACGGATACAGATTCTTCCTGCCGGAAAAGAAATCAGAGGCGTGGACGGACGGCACTGGAAAAACGAGAATCCAGCCGCCCTGTGCGCAAAAATGAACTCAAGTGGTCTTGTCACCGTGAAGAACGGATGCGTAATCGACGAGAACCACTCGACAGACCTCTCAGCTCCAAAGGGCGGAACGTCTCCGGCATTCGGCTGGTTCAGGAATTTCACGGTTGAAGCTGACGGCTCTATATGGGCGGATGTCGAGTGGAACGCGCGCGGACAGAAAGCCGTGGCGGAAAAAGAATACAAGTACATAAGCCCTGTCTTCACACGCGACAAGGACGGAAACATCACCGAGATTCTCAGGGCTGCCCTCACCAACAACCCGAACCTTGACAACCCGGCACTAAATTCATCGCAGGATACTGCGGAGGAGAAAAACATGGAAAAAGAACTTTGCGCGGCTCTGGGCTTGCCTGAAACCGCGACAATGGCAGACGGTCTTGAGGCAATCAACAGGCTCAAGACCGAACTGAACGGAGCAAAAAACAAGGTCGTTGACCTTGCGTCCTACGCTCCAAGAGCAGACCTCGCCGCGGCGCAGCAGCGCGCGGAAAGAGCCGAGAAGGAGCTTGCCGAGATGAACGCAGCTTCCCTCAAGGCGAAGGCTATAGCCGCAGTCGAGCAGGCGGCAAAAGACGGCAAAATCGCTCCTGCAAGCAAGGCTGAATATCTTGAGCTTTGCGCAAGCGAGGACGGACTTGCCAAGTTCGAGAAGATTATGGCGGTAACACCGTCAATCACTGGAGGCGCACAGGTGTCCGACAAAGCTCCTGAGAACAAGGACTCTGTCGAACTGAACGCAGCTGAAAAAGAATGGGCTTCCTCTATGGGGTACACAGAGGAGCACTGGAAAGAAATCAAGGAGGCAGGAAAATAATGGCAATTCTAAACAATACAACCCTTAACAATCTCCGAACAACAATACGCGGAGAATTCAATGTCGCGTTCAAGAATGCGAACGCAGGCTCAATGTACAAGCATCTTGCGACAACAATCCAGTCGTCAAGCAAAACAAACACCTACGACTGGCTCGGAAAGTTTCCGCAGATGCGCGAGTGGGTTGGAAGCCGTGTGCTCAAGGACATGAGCGAATCAAGCTACCAGATTGCGAACAAGAAGTACGAGGCGACACTTGGAGTTGACCGCACCGACATCGAGGACGACAATCTCGGGCTTTACTCAACAATCGCGCAGAGCATGGGACAGGAGGCTAACGACTTCCTCGACCGCAAGGTTGCGGAGCTTCTAAAAAACGGATTCTCCTCCACCTGCTACGACGGGCAGAATTTCTTTGATGAGGAGCATCCTGTCTATCCGAACGCGGACGGAACAGGAGAAGCAGACTCTGTCTCAAACATTCTCAAAAAGACAGACGCCGACGCAGGAACTCCATGGTTCTTGCTCTCCCTGAACCGTCCTCTCAAGCCGCTTATCCATCAGCAGCGCACAGGCATGGAGCTTGAGTCCCTTACAGACACAAAAGACGAGAGCGTCTTTATGGAGGACAAAATCCGCTTCGGAATCCGCTACCGCGGAAACTTCGGCTACGGACTATGGCAGCAGGCTGTCGCCTCAAAAGCTAATCTGGACGCGGCAAACTTCGAGTCCGCATACAAGCTCATGCAGATCTTCAAGCGCGACGGAGGAGATCCGATGGGCATTGTGCCGACAGCACTTGTAGTTCCGCCGGAGCTTCAGAGCGATGCTGAAAAAATTCTGAAGCGGACAGTCCTCGACAACGGAGCTGGAAACATCAACTACAACAAGGTCGAGCTTATCGTGAACCCTTGGCTTGCATAGGAGGCAAAAATGGCAGCGTCAAAGAAAAACCAAAGCCAGACTGAAGAACAGAAGCCTGAAAATCCGCAGACAGAGAATCTTCCGCCGGAAACACAGGCTTCCGAAGAACCCTTAAAAACAGAAGAATCAGCTGAGCCGCAAAACGCTGAAAACAACGGCGGCGAGGAAAGCCTGAAAGAGCAGCCGGACGACAAAAAGCCTGGAGACAAGAATGAGGAAAAGACTGAGCCAGAAGAAAATCCGGCAACGGCGAAAAAAACGGTCAGGATGGTCTTGAGGCACAAGAGCCACACGCCACGCTACCACCGCTGCGGTCTTACGCTCACGCAGGTCTTCGCGGAATACGATGTTCCAGAGGAATGCATCGCGAAAATCAAAGCTGACAAGTGGATTGCAGTAAAGGACGGCAAATGAGGAATCTCCTTTCCGTAGAGGAGCTTGAGGAGCGTCTTCCAGCAGGGACGCTCCCTCTTGCGCCTGACAGCGACGAAACTGACAGCCGCCGCGTTGAAACCGCGCTGAACGATGCGACTGGAATAATCGTGTCACAGCTGCCGTGGCTTCTGGACAAGGAATCTGGCGACATCATAGAGCCTGTTCCGCCGCAGTTCGAAAACGCAATCCGCTCGTTCTGCTCCGACATCGCCATGCACAAGCTGACCGACACGGTTACAAGCCGCGAGGACGAAAGGGAATGGTTCAAGATGACAATGCAGCTGATAGACAAAATCGACAAGGAATACAAGGGCGGTCTTTCCGGACCTGCCGAGCAGGAGAGCTTCGTTGTTGAAGCGAATAAAGCTGACGGAATTCCAGAAACGAGGTTCTTCAAGAAAGGAAGGCTGTTCTAGTGGACGGCGCATTTGTAAAAATACAGGACGACGAGCTGAAAGCTCTGTGCTCCCGGCTCAATGAAATGGCACTCTCGCCTGACGAGAGAAAATCTCTTCTCGCCTCAATCGGCGAGGAGATTATGACGCAGACAAAGGACAGGCTTGCAAAAAAACAAACTCCAGACGGAGACGACTGGGCTGACATAGCGGACTCAACGAAAGCCTACTACAGAAAAAAGTTCGGCACGGAAAATCCGGGAAACGGAATCCTGTGGCGGCAGGGCGGACTTATGGACTCGCTGGCGCATGAGGAAGACTCATGGAGAGTGATTGCCGGAGCGACAAAAGTCTATGCCGCAGTGCATCAGCTCGGATGGAGACAAAGGAGCATTGCCGCCCGTCCGTATCTGGGGCTTGGAGATGACGACAAGGCTGAAATCGCCGCAATGATAAATCTTCGTCTTGAGGAAAAAACAGGAGCGAAGAGTTGAGCAGATACACATATCTTGACATAAGAAATGAGGCAGTCCGCATAATAAGGGACTCATTCCAAAGACAGAAAATAAAAATCAGCATAGAGCCGCACGCAGGAAGGTTCACGGAAAACGAGATAAGAAGGCTGGCAACAAAAGCTCCTGCTGTCCTGACCTCCCTAATGCAAATTCTTGACGGAAACGGAACAGACAACGCGGACTGCCGCTTCATAAGCTGGGTTCTTGCAAGGGCTGACAACAAGGACAGAATCTATGACTCTGCCCTTAAGCACATATCCCTTTTAATCCCTGTTATAAGAAGCATACCAGACAATTCAGTCTATAATGCCACTGATGTCTCGGACATCGAGGCTGAAAATTTATACACAGGAACGCTCGACAGCATAAACATTTCAATGTGGGCGGTTTCCTGGACATGGAATGTCAGGGCGGCGCAAATTCCGGAAGGAAGCATCGCCCTTGACGATGAGCTTGAAATATTTGAAGGCGCGGACGGAACTCTCGAAACCGGGGAACGGGCGGTCGGCTCAATCACTGACATGGAGGTGTAAATGGCAATCCCATTCACTGAAATTCCTGAAGCCCTGCTTGTTCCGGGTATGTATCAGGAAATCGACAACTCGCTTGCAGGAACTGCTAGCGATGTAAAGCGCGCACTGATGATAAGCACAATGGCGGCTTCTGGAACTGCGCAGGCTGGAAAAGCCGTGCAGGTTCGTAGCGCGGACAAGGCGAGAATCCTTTTCGGAAACGGAAGCCCTGCCGCAATCATGGCGGCGGAATTCCTGAACCACAACACAACCGAGGAGCTTTGGGTGCTTCCTGTCGCAGAGCCGGAAGCAGGCACAAAATGGAGCAGAAATTTTCAGATTGAGGCATCCGACGCATCCGCAGGAAACGTGAAAATCACTGTAAACGGAACAGAGCTTTACGCGGCGGTTTATGACGGAGCGGGCGCAGGAGATGTGGCGGCTGCAATTGTCGCCTCGGTCAACGGAAAAGACAACTGCCCTGTCGAGGCGGAGGTAGTTGAAGACAGCGAGAGCAACAGAATCTCGGTCAGGCTCGCTTCCGCCGTCAAGGGCATTACAGGAAACTACAACACTGTCTCGATTTCATCAGCCGCAAGCGGAGTTTCTATAACTGCGCAGGAAGCTGTTCCCGGAACTCTCTCTCCTGAAATCGAGACTCCGCTGAAAAATCTTGGAGCCACGCGCTACCACTATATCGCGAGCGAATTCTCAGACGCAAAGAATATAAAGGCGACGGCTTGCGAGCTGGACGACAGATACACGGCTCTCCGGCAGATTGACGGACGATGCTTCATAGCCCTTTCTGGAGAGCTTGGAGATGTTTCCACGGAAGGCACGATGCTGTGCTCAGCGCAGACAGTCAACTGTCCGCACATAATTCTTTTGCCGCGCGGAAACTCTCCGCAGCACCCGGCTTTCTGGGCTGCCGCTTGGTGCGCTGTTCTCTCACGCCGCCTTGCAGACGACCCAGCTGTCCCGACCACCGACATTGAAATCGATGACCTTGAGGCGGATGAGCTCAGCTTCAGCGACAGGCAGACGCTTCTTGAGAACGGAATCTGCACGTACCGCGTGGATTCTTCAGGAACGCTCCTTGTTGAGCGGGCGGTTACAAGCTATACGGAAAATTCTGACGGCGCGCGGGACACCAGCTATCTTGACATTCAGGTGGTTGAGACAGTTTCCGCAATCCGCACATACATCAACCAGCTTTCAAGGAAACGCTTCAGAGCATGGAAGCTCGCGCGCACGGAAGAAAATTTCGGAGCAGGCGCAAAGGTTATGACAACCGGCGTCTGGAGAAGCTTTCTTGCCGAGGTCTACCAGTCGCATTTCATTCAGGGAGTGCAATGGTGCCAGGACTTCGAGGCATACAAGAATTCAATAATTGTGGAGCTGAAGACAGGCTCCAAGACACGGCTTGAATACAGACACCGTCCAGTGCTTATCGGACAGTTCTATGTCGGAGCAGGCTTGAACCAGTTCCAGTAACAGGAGAAAAAAATGGCAGGACTAAGCAAGGTTATCCGGGTGGTTTCCTCAGAGTTCGGGGAGCTGCCCATAAAGGCTGACGGCGGAACTTTCAAGCCGTCTGGACACAAGAGAGAAACGCAGGACGCGGAGCAGCCTGAAAACACAGGCTATGTCGAGACTCCGACACACGCGGAGCTTAAGCTAAAGCTCAACGCGTCAATAGACCCTCAGACATTCGACACATCGGACGACACGCTTACGATTTTCACCGCGAACGGAAGCCAGCACGTAATGCCGAATGCCTGGACAACGGACATGGGCGAGCTTGGCAAGGGCGAGTACGACATAGAGTACCATTCGGCAAAAAGCCAAAAACTGGTCTAAGGAGATAGCATGGAATTCGTATTTGAGTACACATTGAAAAGACCTGTCACAGTCGGCGAGCGGACAATAACAGAGCTGAAATTCCACCGTCCTAAAGTACGTGATTTTCTCGGTACGGACGGACACGATGCCAGCAGCGTCGGAGCAGACCAGGCGTTATGCTCAGCCCTTTCAGGCGAGCCGGAGGCGATTGTCCAGGCAATTGACATCGATGACTGGGCTGTTATCCGCCTTGAGCTTCAAAAAGTCTGGTACAGGTTTTTCGGCATAAGAACTGAAAAAAAAACAGAGCCGGACTTGGAAACAGAAAGCGCAGAGGAGAATTCCTGACAATCAGGGAAGCCCAGGACATTGTCTCTGACATGGTTGTAGACCTTATGGCTGTCCTTCCCGGAATAAGCTACGAGACAGCCATGGGCTTTTCCTGGTCTGAACTAAGTTTCTGGCACGAAAAGACAAAACGACTGAGAGGACATAAATGAGCGAGATAAAAGCGGGCGTACTGCTCTCTCTGAAGGACAAGTTCTCTCAGGGAATAAAAAACGCCGGCTCTGGTGTAGAGACGTTCGCGTCAAAAGCGGCTTTCGCCGTCAAGGGCATAGACAAGGCTTTTTCAGGTCTTGGAACAGCGGCAGGCGCGCTTGGAGTGTCGCTTTCAGTCGGAGCCGCCACAAAGGAGATAATCAGCCTTGACAACAGGCTTACACGAATCGGGCTGACAGCCGACGCGTCCGCAGAGCAGATTGCAGCTCTGAAGCAGAAAGTTTTTGACGCGGCTTCGGACTCAAACATAAAAATAGACACGACAAGCATAAACGACGCGCTCGATGTCGTAATGACAAAGACAGGCGACCTGAAATATGTTGAGGACAATATCCGCAACATCGCGATAGCAATTCAGGCGACCGGCGAGCAAGGCTCTTCCATCGGCTCTGTATTCTCAGAATTTCAGAAGTTCGGGTATACAGCCGACCAAATATCAAAGCTGATGGACGACATGGTCAAGCAGGGAGACCAGGGAGCTTTCACATTCGGTGAATTCGCGAAGGCTGGCTCTGCTGTAATTTCCGCATACTCTCCAATCGGAACTGCTCCTGACGACATTAAAAGAGCCAACGCCGCGATGCAGATTATTATGATGGGCACAAAGAGCGCAGAGATTGCCGTCACAGCTCTCGGCTCCGCAATGGCTGAGCTAAGCAGCCCTGACAAGCAGGCGAAGCTCATGGCTATCGGAGTGCGCGTCCGCGACGAGTCCGGCAAGTTCCGCGACTTCAACGACATCATGGCAGACCTGCTCAAAATTTCAGAGAAGGTCGGAAACACTGATTTTCTTGGAAGCATTTTCGGGCAAAGCTCGATGCAGGCAATCCGCGCATACGGCAACTTCTACAAGGATATGTATCCGAAGCTCATGGAGTTGGGCGACACGACAGGAGCAATGGAGAGCAAGTCCGCTACAATGGCTAGCACTCTCGCCGCGAATCTGCAGCAGGTTCGGACAGCATTTGTAAGGTTCGCAGACTCAGGTCTTGCAAAGCCTTTGAAGCAGCTTGCCGACTTGCTTAACTATTTAGCGGAAAAGCCGGAACGCTACAGCCTGGTATTCAAGACAATAGCAGCCGGAATAGCCTTGATTGGCGTCTCAAAAGGAGCTGCGGCTGTCATGAATCTAGTCTCCGCTTTTAAAAGCTTTAAAGGCAGTGGCAATATAAAAATCGGCTCCGGCATGGGCGGCGCAGGAATGCCTGTCTATGTCACAAACTGGGGCGGAAAGCCGGGAGCATCTCCGTTTCCGAATCCGGGCGCGGCTGGAAAACAGAAGCCAGCAGGAAAGACACCGTTAGGACAGACGTCAGGGACTTATCTGAACAGCGGCTCGCAGGGAAAAGTATTTCAAAAAATGGGCGGAGCTACAAGCCTTGCCTTGAAGGGAGTGCCGAAAGCTCTGTATATGGGCGCAGGAGCCGCCGCCGGTATCGGAGAGGCTCTTGTTGCCGTTCCGCGCGCAAGAGAAGAAATTGAGTCTATCAATGCGGACGAGACATTAAGCAAAAAACAGAAAGCGTCGGCAAAAGGCGGCGCGGTCGGAGACGCGGCTGGCTCTATAGCCGGAGCTGCCATTGGAGGCGCAGGAGGAATAGCCGCCGGAGCAGCGGCAGGAGCTGCTGTCGGCTCGATTATACCGGGACTTGGAACTGCCGCAGGGCTTATCGTAGGAGGAATTGTCGGTCTAGTCGGCACTAAGCTCGGCGGAATGGCAGGACGGAAGCTCGGCGAGACAATCGGCGGTGCTATGGAAAAGGACGTTGAAACAGAAAATCAAATTCCAGAGAATGCAATTCCGGCGGAAACTCTTCCACCTGAAATCACAAGCCAGTATACGGCAGGCGGCTCACAGTGGCATGGAGCTAGCGCGGAAATTGCAGGACAGGCAGATGTCAATCTTAATCTTACACTTACAGACAAGCGGACAATGTTCACAGCGGAGACTTCGCGCAACACATCGCGGAATATCCGGGTGAACACAGGCTCTGCTGTCGAGGCGAGGAGCATGATATGAGCACATCAAAAGCGGCGGTCAGTTTTGACTCTTCCTTGCCTAGAACATACAGCGGCTCATGGCGCGAGGCTTACGGACAGAATTCGGACACACCGCGCCTCACTTCATACCAGTCCCCGGGCGGAGAGCCTGTCGCCTTTGCATACGACTCCATATCGCTCGGAGGCGGACAGAATATCGACACGGCTGAATATCCATACGGCTTCTGGTCAAACACAAGGCTCGGAGAAAAGCCGCACACAATACGGATAAAAGGACACCTCATCGGAGAAAAGTTCATAGAGCAGCGTTCAAGGCTGGTAACGGCGTTGCAGACTGAAACAGACGACGACAACCCCGGCTTTCTCGACCTTCCTCTCTGGGGACGGTTCAAGGTAGTCGTTGAGTCATGGGACATTGACGAGGACAAGACAAAAACTGGAATGTCTGAGTTCTCGTTTGAGTTCAAGCGCGCAGGCTACTCTGACTCAAGCCGATTTGACGCAGCGTCTAAAAATCTGGCTTCGCTGAATATAGACGGCGCAGTTGACAACCTGAAATCAGCGGCAGTGTCCGCGTTTGCCGCAGCTGTGGAGAAATCAATGGATATTGCCACGCTGTCCCGGTCTTTCGGAAAGCTTGCCTCAAAGCTCCAGTCGGTTGTCGGCAGAATTCAGGGAAGCGTGAACACTCTGAACGCGATGACCAACAAAGTCATGGGCATAACAAACCTTATAGCGCAGGCGGTCATGATTCCGCGTTCCCTTGCGCAGGCATTCGTAAACGCCACGTTCGGCATTGTTTCAGGAATCATGGAAATAAAGAACGCGGCAAACGAGGCTGCCTCGTATTTTATGGGAGATGATGACGATTCCGGCAGCGGAAATTCCAGCAGTCCTGCAACGTCAAGCACTCTTTCAAGAGAGAAGCAGGAATCCGTAATGGAATCGCTCATATCACGGAATGAGAAAAATGTGCTCATGCAGTTCCTTGCGGCTTCCAGCTACACGCTCGATGAGGAGGCAATAACAGAGCAGCAGTTCAGCACATCTGCGGCTGCCGAGAATCTTTACAAAGCCACCGCATTCGGCGTATGCGCCCAGCTTCTGACCAGAATGGACTCCGGCTCTGAAACCTATCAAAGCCAGAGCGGACTTTGGAAGCTGCTTGAAAAGCTGGAGGATTCGATTTCAAAAGAGGACTCCGGCTTGTTCGCCGCAATCGAGGAATGCCGCGTGTCATGCGCCGAGATGCTGCTTTCATTCAGCCACGACACCGAGATAAGGCGCACAATAAGAAACGAGATGCCGCTGCTTGAGCTTGCTGTGTATCTTGGCTGCGACGCGGAAAGAATCCGCTCCCTTAATTCCGTTGCGGACTCGTTCCTAATCAAAGGAGAGATTGTGTATGTCTGAAGTCTCAGTCGCTGTTTGGAACTCAAGGACAAGAAAATATGTTGACATCTCATACAGGCGCGTGATGGTCAGAAAGTCGCTGGACGAAATCTGCCACTATGCGGAAATTGAGATTCCCTCGTCAGAAAGAAGCCTTGTGCATAAGCACGGAATTTTTCAAGTCCGCTACCTGAGCAGATACATAACAGAAGGACGCGACAGCTACGGCGGAGAATACGGATTCCACCCTGTAACGACAGTCTACATTGACGAGGTGGACGAGGAGACAGAGAAAGCCTCCCACGGAATAATCGTCACAGGACGAAGCGCGGCACGCGATATAATTGACAGCAAGTGGAGCGACACAATTCTAGGCTCGCCCACGCTGCTCACTGTTCTAAGGCAGATTGCCGGGGAGTTCGGGTTCGAGGAAAAGGATGTAATCTGCCTTCCGACAAGCAATGGAGACATCACTAAGCCAGTGTTCTCCTTTTCATGGGAAAACGAGAGTCCCTGGGCAAAGCTGCTTACTGTGGCTGACGCGCAGGGCTTCATAATAACATCGAACCAGCTCGGAGGTCTCTATATCGAGCAGCCTGCAAGAAGCTCATGCAGCTGGGGCTTCGCAATCGAGGAAGGCGTCAATGTCCGCCATCCAAGAAGAAGCGAGAGCGGAGCCGAGCAGTTCCATGAGTACATTGTGAACTGCAGCTCGAAAGTCGGCAGGGCAATCGACAGCACCTGCCCGAACAAACGGAAGCTCACGATAAACCTTTCAGAATTCATAATCGACCAGGAGAAGCTCGACCGACGCGCAAAGACGGAGATGCTCCGCCGCCGCGAGGACAAAATAACCTGCACTCTCAGCGGCTGGGGACTGACCGAGGAGCAGATAAGAAAGCTCGGCGGAACATACCACAAGGAAATCTTCTGGGAAGTCAATCTTTTAATCCCTGTTAAAATACCGTCCTGCAATATGAATGCTAATATGCTCATATCGCAGGTGGAGTACTCTGCTGACAGCAAGTCGCTATCCTGCGATGTTACGCTAGTCAAGCCAGAGGCATACCGTTGAATTTTGGGGAAATCACATCAAGAATAAGGAATTTGTTCCAGCCTGCCCAGCTCATCAAAAGAAATGATGACGGAACTGTTCAGGTCAGGACAGCATACAACCGCACTATCGACAACCTTTCAGAGGCGTTTCCGTACGGATTCACAGCAAAGGCAAAAAAAGGAGACATAACAGTTCTCTGCGCAGGAGGAAGCCTTGACGCGGTACGCATTCTTCCTGCCGAAAGCGTGGAAGACGCGCCCGCTCTAAATGACGGAGACGTGGCAGTCTATTCTTCCGGCGGCTCTTTTATTGTCTGCCGCGACGACGGAACTGTTGAAGCCAACGGAACAGAAAACGGCGGTGTCATTGTCGCGCAGGAGCTTAAGAAGCAGCTTTCGGTCATGACAGCCCGGCTTGACGCAGTGTACATGGCACTGAAAAGCTCTCCCACCGCAAAAATGGACGGAGGTGAAACCTTCAAAGCCGGAATCGCCGCCGCTCTTTCAGCAGTCATCCAAAAAGAAGATTTTTCAAACATTGAGAGCGACAAGGTCTTGCACGGCAAAGGAGACGGAAAATGACTTCCGGAAAAATTGAGAACTGGCTTGACATCCGCGAGCTTGTCCTTATGAGCATAGGAACTGACAAGGGCAGATGGTGGGCTGACAAGAATTTCGGCTCTGAGCTGTGGAAGCTCAGGCTTGCAGGAAAAATCACGCCGGACACAGCAGAAAATATGCGGCAGATGATTCTTGACAGCGTGCAGTGGATTGTTGACGACGGGCTTGCATCAAAAATTGAATGCGCCGTAGAGCAGCAGGGACGCTACAGGATTGCATACTGTGTAACTGTTGTGCGTCCCGACGGCAGAGCAATGAGAATGAGGGAGGTGTGGAATGGCGTTTGAGCGCGAGACATTGCAGTCGCTTTTAGACAGGACATACTCTAACTACATGAGCCTCCTGAAGCCGCTCGACAAGACCCCAAGATACAACCTTATGAAAGTCCTTGCCTATACAGAGGGCGGAGATGTCCACCAGCTGCTTGGAGACCTGTCATTTCTTTCCGGGCAGATTTTTCCCGACACTGCAAGCGGTGAGTACCTGCGCGCGCACTGGTCGGACAGAGTTCCGCCTCTTTACGCAAGCGCGGCTACAGGAAAGGCTATTCAGAGCGGCGTTCCCGGCTCTTCAGTTCCGAAAGGGCTTGTCTACTCTTCAGAATCAGGAAAACGCTACTACACAAGCCGCTCATACACAATAGGAGAAACAGGCTCTGCCGAAGTCTGGGTTACAGCGGAGGAGTCCGGCACAGAGTCGAACCTTGACGCCGGAAGCAGGCTTTCTGTAGTTTCCGCCTTAACCGCAGGACTGGACTCATCCGCGAAAGTTTCAGAGAGCGGCATTGCAGGCGGAGTGGACAGCGAGACCGACGAGGAGTACTTGGCGCGTGTCCAGACCGCTCTGCGGAACACGACGCGCTACGGAAAGCCGGGCGACTTTTCCTCATGGGCGGCAGACTCATCAAGCGAAGTGACAAAGGCGTTTGAAATTCCAAATTTCGGAGTGTTCGGCTCGCTTCTTATCCAGTGCATACATGGAAACCAGATTGACGGCATCGAGCAGGTTCACGACCTCGCCAAGATACAGTCCTACATTGAGCAGTATGCGCCCTGCGTTATTTTTACGGTCGCTACTCCAGAACTTGTTGAGATAAAGCCGACAATTCATCTTTTTGAGGGAGAGGACACTGTGTCGAATAGAAACCTTGTGCTTCAAAGGCTGAAAGTATATCTGAACGCAAAGGCTGAACCCGGCTGCACAATAACACAGGCGACTTTGCAGTCAGCGATAACAGACGGAGTGACAATCTCAAAAGCCATGCTTTCTCTTCCTGGAGGAGAAGTCTCAACGACTGTTCTTCAGTACCCAGTTTTAGGAGAGGTGTCATGGTCATAAAAGACAGCGAATGGACAGACTACATAGAGCCGCTGAAGAAGCTATTTCCGAAGGGAGAATACTGGGACAATCTCCTTAAAGATGAGAGCAGCGATGTGTCCCTTGTGTGCAAAGCCCGCGCCAAGACGATTGCTGAATTCCGCAGGCGCATAAACCAGCTTCAGCGCGAGTCATTTCCAGATTCCGCCGATGAAACCATAGGCGACTGGGAGCGTGTCTATTTCGGCTATGAGAACGAAGGTCTGTCTCTTGAGCAGAGACGCTCTCTTCTGCATATACAGCGTCTTGGCGGAATGAATATCAGCATCGCAAGAGCCATTGCAGACACCTACGGCGGAACAATCCTCCGATGGGAGATTCCCTACACTCCAGCCGCCTTCGGTCATGCGCAGTTCGGCGCGTCATATATGTCAGGCATTGCGGGTCTGTGGGTCGTGTTTATGCACGCCTCTGTTCCTGAAGGCTCAAAAGAAGGTTTTGAGGCTGCAATCCGGCGGGCTATGCTTGCAAACCAGACAATATTTTTTATATACGGAGACTAGGCTATGGCAGGAATGTATCCTGAGAACAAAGAAATAACAGTTTTTGGAAAGACAGTTAGGTTTCCAGGAGTGAACGCAGAAGGAAAATTCACAAACGGAGACTTCTCAAATCCAGATGTGCCGCCAAGCTATCTTGACGCGGACACTTTCAATCTTATCATCGACAACCTGAACAGCCTGATTTCTCATCTTGGAAGCGAGGCTGACAATAAAAATGCCGACCAGCTTTCAAGGCTCTTTACTGTCAGCGCGGATGCGGACAAGGCTGTAAAGCGTGACGGCAGCGGACGAGCTAAAGTCGCCGCTCCTTCAGAGGAGGACGACATCGCCCGGAAGAAAGAGATTGACGACATAGTCAACGGCATTGTGGAGTTCAAGAAGCTCAATGTTCTGGGCGACATCATACAGAAAGGTTCGAATAAGGTTACCCATGCAGAAGATGTGTACACCAAAAATGACAAAATCCATCTCAGGGAAGGAGCTGTCGCGGCTCTTGCGGAGGGCGAGCTTGCAGGGCTTGTCGCTACGCTGTATGACGGAAAGACGAACGGAGTTCTCGGCTTCGACAGAAACGGAACTGCCCGGGTCGGAGACGCTGACGATACCCAGCCTCTCGCCACACGCGCCGAGGAGTCCGATATGCAGCACGGAGCTTTCGCCGTATGGAACGCCGTTACAAAGAGATTTGAGACTCAGGGCGGAACTCTTGTTTCTGTAACTGACTCATACGATACAGGCAGCATTGGTTATGACAAGACGGTGGTCATAAACGCGTCAGCTCCATGCATACTCACGCTCGGCGCAGGCTCTTATACTGGAGTTCAGGTCAAGATTATAAACTCGACACAGCATGACCATGCGATTAGGGGAACAACAGCCAGAGGCGCGGACTCGACATTGAAAGCCGGGCAGATTCAAAGCGTCATCTGGAACGGAAAGGCGTGGGAAGGATTGTCGTGTCCAAGAATAGACGATGTCTATGTCCAGTTTCCGCAGCAGACAGCTCCGCAGGATTTGTATATATGCACAAAGTGGCAGGAAATCTCCTATGACGGTGCGTTCTTCCGGGCGTCAGGCGGAAACGCGGCAGCCTTTATAGAAAAATCGGGCGTTTTGAGTAAGCAGGAACAGAGCATACAAGAGCACTTGCATTTATTTTCAGGCAATACATCTGAGAATGGCTCTCACTCGCATTGTTTTCAGGTTAACAACACCAATAACACGCCCGGTGGATATACCACAGCCTATGACAGCGGTCAGAAAATGTTTGACCAGTACACAAGTTCAAGCGGCAGTCATACACATACATTCAGCGGTACTACAGACAAAACAGGAAGCACGGAAAATAGACCAGAAAACTATACTATTAGAATCTGGAAGCGAACAGCCTAAGCCGTTCTCTTCCAAATTCTTATGGTGTAGTTATCGGGACGTGTTTCTTTGTCGCCTGTATCACCAATGCTTACAGAACCAGACGGAGTTATGGAAAGTCTAAATCCAGATGGTCTTGACGACCATCCGCCTGAATCCAAGTTTATTCCTGAAGAGCCTATGCTAGAGAATACACCCGAACAAGAGCCTATAGGAGAACCTCCATTCACATTGTTATTAAGATATACTTCACCATTTTGTGTATTGCCAGAAAAACTTGCTGAATGCCCATGCGATTTTATGCTCTGCTCCTGCTTACTCAAAACGCCCGATTTTTTTGATGATTTTTATTTTGAATAAAAATATTTACTAAATATCAGATAAACGCTATAAATCAAAGAGGTGAAGAAAATGGTTTATGGCTATATCCGCGTGAGCACAGGCAAGCAGACGCTTGAGAATCAGAGGCTGGAGATAAGACGCTACTGCAAATTCCACAGGCTGCGGAACATCGTGTTTGTTCAGGAGACTGTGAGCGGAACGAAAAGACCTGAAAAACGGAAGCTCGGAAATCTGATAGAAAAAGCGCAGGACGGCGACAGCCTGCTCTCTCTGCTGGAGGAAATAAAGGGAAAATTTCTTCTAAGCTCTTACCGCAACAAAAGCCTGAACGAGAGCATAGCCTCGCACGGATGGCATACTGCGGAAATCAGGATGCACTGCCCGATGACAAGTCGCGCCGCCCAGGTGCACAGCAAGGTGGAGGTTCTGACAGCGAATTTTCCGTTCAACCTTAATCTTGACGGAACCCACAAGAAGCTCGTTACCGGCGCAGAGTAG